AAACCTTTGTTAGCCTATTTCTTATCCATTCCAATAGCTATTTTTTATTTAATAATCTTTAACGTACCTATTAGTAGTATGAAATAATAACAAATAAAAAAGCCTCTCTCATATGAGCGAGGTTTTACCTTTTTAGATATTCTTTTTCATCCCACAATTCGTACATTCGCGTAGAAACTTGCCGCCACCTACACTACTTTTGAATCTTACACTTCCACAATAATCACATCGCCCAGCGATTTTATCCGGTAAATCTTTGTATTCATAAATCTTGTTTAAATCAATATTGGCATATTTATCTTCTACTTTGTCCATTGTGGTTACCTCACATTCTTATCTATAATACCATTATAGACAAATAAAAAAGCCCCTACTCCTATGAGCAGGGGCTTTAATTCTCTCATTGAAAGATAATCATCTATATTTATCCAGTAACGCATTTTGTTTATCCAATTGTTTATTGGTTGAATCCAGTGAATCACTGAAAATATCATCAAATTCTTCTGAGGTTTCATAATCGTCTTCTTCATAAGCGTATGCACTAATGAGCCTTGTACTTTTTAAAGATCCCTCAATTATATTAAGTGCATATTTTTTCAAACGTAATGAGTCCTCGTATTTTAGATCCTTATTAATTATCTTTTCCTTAATATCGTAGAGTCTGCTCTGTAACTTTAAGCTATCCATATCTCCATCTCCAGATATTGCCCATTCCGATAATTCAATATCTTCATTAGCGTCTGCCGCAGCTTGAAAAAGATCATAACATTCCACAATAAGATCATAATAATCATCTTGTAAATAATCATCAAATTCTTGGAATTCCTCAGCTTGTTGCTTCTTACTATATAAGCTACCGATAGTTAAAGTTGCTACAATAGTTATTACAACTATGACCACTATGTAAATCCATTTTTTCATTTTACTATTCTTCCTCCTATGCATGTCTTTAGATGTAGTAACAACTTACTATTTTACTATCCTTATAAATTAAATAGTATGGTTTTTTAAGATTTATTTCCAAATATGAAAAAAAGCCCCCACTCCAAAGAGCAGGGACTTTAATCAATAACCTTTAGATTTTAAAACAGCTTGCAATTTCTCTTTCGTATTTGGACCATACACGCCATCTACTTGATAAGGAACATATACCATCTGAAAACGTCTTAACGCATTTTCAGTATCAGCACCAAAGATGCCATCCACACCTTGATTTTCAGCATTTTTGTTCGGATAAAAATGAACAGCAGCTAACGCTTTTTGTAATTGGCTTACAGAATCGCCTCGTGCGCCCTTTTTAAGTACTCCCGAAGGTAACGGGTATTGATAAGCCGAGTTTGGTTTCTTAGGCGTTTCTGGCGTTGGTGTGTAATTGTTCTTAGCTGCACCGAATTTTATTGTCTGTCCAACCTTCAACTCAGACGGCTTTACATCAGGGTTAGCAGCAATTAAATCATTTACTGTAATTCCTTCTTTACCATCTTTTAAAGCGATAGACCAGAAAGTATCTCCTTCTTGAATTGTATATAAGCCAGGTACTGGATCAGGCTGCTTAGATCCTGGCAGTAAGTCAGATAGTACATCTTTGAATGCTTTACTATAATCAAATACACAGCAAGCTTTCCAAGAGTAGCCTGGCATTTCGTTATGCGCTTTATCATACTTACCAATTCCATCAGAAATTAAAGCTTTGTGCAAGTCAATAATAGAGTGAATAGTCGCTTCACTAAGCTTGTCTGTACGGTAATCGCCAATAACGCAGATACCAAGACCAATTGTATTACTGTTACCCACATGATAGCTTTTCTTTGAAATATCTACGCAGTAGTAAATAGTAGCTTTTCCATTTACAACATGTTTAGGATCAATAATTAAATGATAGGCAATCTCTGGCCAGCCGTTTGTTCGTACATGGAAGTCAGCAAAAGATTCAATCTTAGATCCTCCGGCTGATAGCTTAGTTAATGAATGATGCCACACACGAGTAGTAATCGAATTCACACCGTTTTTACGCTTGCTATAAGAGCCTTTATGAACTAATTTTCCTCTTTTATCAACTAACTGTGGTAATTTTTGAAATGCGTACATATTCATCTTCCTTTCGAATTTTAGTTATATAAAAAAGCCATTCCTAAGGAATGACTGAGTTTTATTTATTCTGTTTTTTAATTTCTCTCTTTCTTAGCCAAGCTCTAAACCCTTGAATAAAGTGTGTGTTCTTCCAGACGGCATACACATTGACCGCAAGTGCTGCAAAAGCGGAAACAACAATGACAAAGGCATTAATACTTTCGGTAGTGAACCAATCAAAACTGACACCAATTGTTCCAAAGAAAAATAAAAGGGCGGTTAGGAAACCACCCAGTAGTGTGAAGATATCTTTTTTCATGATAAACTCCTCCTTAGTTAAACAACGTGATGATAGCTGCAACTAGCCCAGCTAATCCACCAGCTCCGAAAATACCTGTTAGAATTTTTTCTCGTGTATCCATCTTTTTTATCTTTATATCTTTTTCTGTTTGGGCTTCAAATTCGGCTTGTTTCAGAACATGATCAGCAAAAGGCTTTAATAAATCTCTCGTTTCTTTTCCGTCTTTCATAACGGTTAACTCCAATTGTGCTTGCCCCTTTTGCACACCTACTAAATCTTTTTTTAAATCTGTAACTTCAGATTGAAATTTTTCCTGAGCGTGTTGGAGCTGTAGAATTTGTTCCCGGTGTTTTTCTAACTCTTCGTCTACTACTCTGAACTTTTCATCATGTTCTGTAATTTTTTGTTCCATGATAGTCGCCTCCAATGTTTCGCCCCTCCCCTTTTATAAAATAAAAAAAGGACTGATTTCAGTCCTCTAAATGTATGCCTATATTGCATTTTATACAGTTATCCATCTATACGGTAAAGACACCCTTTAAATTTTTAAATTAAATAAAATTTCCGAGTATTTATTATTCAATATAATACTTCCTAAAAGGTATACTTAAAGTTGCTTAAAGTAAAATATCTAAAATACGGTGGTGTATATATTGAAAAATTCATGGGAATGGACTGAATCCGATATTTTAAAAATGATTGAAAACGAGACTCCCGAAAGCTTAACTCTGGACTATAAGCGAAGTGATTCTTTAGGTAAAAATGATAAAAAAAAGAATGAAATAAGTAAAGATGTTTCAGCCTTCGCTAACTCTGCTGGTGGTATATTAATATATGGCATTGCAGAAGACGGAAATGTCCCGACCTCTATAGATGCGGGTGTAGATCCAAATGAGATTACAAAAGAATGGCTAGAACAAGTTATTGGTTCACGTATACAAAGAAGAATATCCGGTATACGAATTAATCAAATAAAACTGTCTCCTCCATCAACTAATGTTATATACGTTATAGATATACCTCAAAGTAATTTAGCACCTCATATGGCAGCAGATAAAAAGTTTTATAAAAGATTTAACTTTGAATCTATACCAATGGAAGAATATGAAGTAAGAGATGTTGGTAATAGAAACAATAAACCTGATCTTGATTTTGAAATATTAGTTGGAAATAAAGTTGTGAGCCCAAAAACTTTTAGTTGCGATTTTTTACTTAACAATAGATCTATAGTGCCTGCAGAATATACTGTTGTTGAACTTTATATAGATGAACATTTAAATCAGACTGTTCATAATCGGTTCAAACAATCCACAGGTTACCACTATATTAATGTCGATAGTAACGAAGTTGCTGACGGTAAAAAAGTCAAAACTAAGCGTTATTATAAACAACTAGGAATACCTGACGCGACACCAATTCTTTACGGTATTACTTATAGCATTGACAATGATCCAGTTGACTTTTTTTATCCAAAGTTAGAAGGAACGTACTATATTTTGGCTCGTATAACAACAGCAGGAGTAGAGCCAAAACAAATTCTTTTTACCTTAACTTACGATGGAGCAGAAATTGATATAATAAAAAACGACTAATCTCAACTTCATAGTTAAATAAATATTAATATAAAAGAGACTTTACTTAAAAGTAAAGTCTCTTTTATATTGTTTTGCAAATGAAACTCGTCCACTTAGACAATATATAACCTATCCCAGCTCCTAAGCTGTTCAATACAACATCATCGATATCTGTCCATCGATTAGACATGAACAATTGAATTATTTCAATCAATATTGAAAACATCATCCCAACTAAAAAACCTTTCATTAAATTATCCACTTTCTTAAATTTCATGGATAAGAAAAAACCAAAAGGTACAAATAAAATGATGTTTCCCACGTTGTTTATTATAAAATTGGCAAATGAGTCATGTAATAATAAGTCTCCGATTGTATAAAACGGAATAAGATTAATACCACCTTTTTCTTCACCAATGCCTAATGATGCTTCTGGAAACATGGTTAAACTAATAATAAAGAGAATTGAAACTAAGAATAGAACATTAACTAAATTACTCTTTGACATCCACTGTGATCTCCTATAATTTCCTAACATTATAACATCCACTTCCACCTCTTACCATTTTTAATCACCTGAAAAGTAAATGTCTTTTTTATACTTTTATAAAAAATTTTCTTTCAAAATAAAAAGAGGACTGGTATCAGCCCTCTAAATTGTTTGTCCTTATTTTGTTTATAATTTTTATTTTTTAAAACAGGATTTCTAAACCCTATTTCCAATGCACATCGGTTTTTATGACTTTCGCCGGATTTCCAGCAACTAGAGCTTTTTCGGGAACGTCTTTTGTCACGATACTACCCGCAGCTATAATGGCCCCATCTCCAATTTTCACACCTTTTAAAATGGTACTCTTGCACCCAATCCAAACATGATTACCAACTGTTACTGGTTTTGTAGTATAAGTGCTCTCCACTTCATGGTAGTCACTATCTGTAATGACTACATCCCAAGAGATTGCACAATCATCACCTATACTAATGTTTTCTTTACAGCAAAATTCACTTCGCCTGTTAATATAAGAATTTTTACCGATTGAGATATTAGCATTATCTTGGTCAAAATAAAACTTAACATCATCATAGAGCAAGACACCTTGCCCTAAAACGAGCTTGTTTTGTTTGTGAGGAAGCGAGAGCTTAACACGTTTCCCTACTCTTATATTTTTACCAACCACTCCATTTTTCAGGCTAAATAACCTACCCCTATAAACTCTTGAAACTTTTTTCAGAAAAGTACCAACTTTCATTCCTCTCACCTCATAGTAATCATACCAAGTTAGCATTTACTGTCAATCATTATTTCAAATGTTATTATATGGGTCAATAGGGAAACTTTTATAATCTAAGCCTCTATTAATCCGAACCCCTTAAATACAGGAGATAAAAATGTTATTTGTGCGTTGGTTACTTGAACTTCAATATTTTGATCTAATGTAAATTGTGTTCCAGCTGAGTTGATTGAAATAATAACAAATTCTCTTGAGGAACCTGCGATTGCAATTCTATCACCGACCAGAAATTCTCCTTGCTTAACCACAGAAATCGTGTTAGTGAAAGCTGTGTATGCTGTCCCGGTAACATCTGATGTAGGTGCGTTTGTGTAGTATCCTCCTTTTATACATAACCATCCCTCATATCCACCAGCTGTAGGATTCGTGTTGTATACTTTAACTCCTTGTAGCCATCTATTTGTAGATGGGATCGCATTTGCATACGTAATAATTTTTCCATTTTTCTTCTCTTCGAATATGTTATTATCAATTCTCTTTACTGGTTTTTGGTTATATTGATTTATTGGAAAGTAGGTTGACCTAGAAAACTTCTCCAACTGTATATTATCTGCAAAAATAGCTGTGTCCGTATGCGTTACTGCGGCCCCAACAAATAGATTTGTAACAAGTGATCCTGTTGTATCGTGGGATCTTTCCTTTATGTTGTTCAATTTGAGTCTACATCTTCCCTCAACTTTAAACATATCAATGTTAGTCACTGCTTTTAGGTTACAGTTCATAAAATTAAAACTTGATAAATCTATATTACTAGATATAAAACTTACCGGAGATGAGTAGTTTTGAGTAAATTCAATACCTTCTAAGTGGATAGACTTAAATTCACCTGTCTCCATACCGTTGAAAACGATAACTGGACCTTTAGGCTTTGACCATTCAGCATTTAATTGTGTAGCAAAAAATTCTGTGTACGTCCCAAAATAAAAGACATACTCACTCTCATTTATTAATTTCGCTGCATAATCAGCCCAGTTATGCGCGTATATATTAGATAATACACATCCGGTTCCACCAACCAAATAAAGAGCAGCGTAAGAAAATGATTCTATTTTAAGGTCTTCAAAATGACATGAATAAAATTCACCACCATTAACAGGCCAATTAGAATAAATTGCACTATATATATTCTTAAAACGTACTCTTTGCACAATACACATATCTACTTTTGCATTATCTTTAGGAGTTATTGGAATAGATTTTGTATTTGTTATGGATTGAAAAGTGTTATATCTTAATTCGCAATCAGAAATTACAAAGCCCCCTCCTTTTACGATGAAGATAGGTTTATTTGAGGATGTCATGATAATAGAATCCGAGTTCCAATTTCCCCCTGTGATTTTAATATCACTGACTTCGAAAGAATCGTTAACAATGTGTTTACCGTTTAGTTTTATTTGTCTATTAGTAGCAATTGCTTTCGCTAGTGCTTGAGTATCATCATTTGCCGGGATGGTAAAACCAGCATCTTCATACCATGTACTATTGTTATAGTTTTTGTAATTTGCATTTCCTTTGGCGCCAAATTGTCTGAGATTAATTTCAGTACCGTACAACAATTTTGCGCGTAATCCATTATTTAAAACTATAGTAAGTGCTCCGTCATCCGTATCAGCAGAAGATTTAATCACATAAGTACCACCGCCACCATCACCCCAAAAGTAGTAACCTAATGTGGTGATATAATCACCTGCTTTCACATTTACACTTTTCATATCTGCCACACTTAAAGCAAAACGTTTTTGCAATACGTTGATCTTATTTCCTTTATCATCCAAATGCGCTTTTAAATTAGTAAAACTATTTCCGTTTTCATCACGACGAGCGTCTACAATTTCACTTGGTTGAGGAGTAGAACTAATAAGATTATCTACACGTTGTTTTTGATCATCTATTTGTTGATTAACATCACCTGTAAATTCATCAAATTGATTCTGCAATTCTTCAGTTAGCTTTTCAAAGGTAATATAACCAACGCCATATTTTTCAACATCTTCTAGCGTGGGTGTAATCCGTATACGTTGCCAATCATCTGAGGGGAACTTTTCTATCGTTCCTCCTGGATATGTCACAGTAAACTCAATTCGCATATCTCCTGCACCAGTAATATCTTGAGAACCTATTGCGAACTGGACTGTATATTCGTCTGATATGGTTGCTTGTTTTTCTAGAACCACACCTTTGTCGCTGGCTACTTTCACCTGAACTGTAGTTCCTGTTAAAGAAACAAGCTCTCCATTTTCTGTTCGAAAATTAAAACCTAGAGGAGTACGATCTCCTTGCTTAATAACCGTACCCCCAAATACTTGTTCAACCGAGTTTCCTGCTAGATACATGTAATCACCTCCAAGCTTTATGTTTTTATTAGTTAAGATTCATAACTTGATCTTGAGTATACTCTACGAAATCTCCTAGTTTGTAAGTCTTCTCTGAAACGTTCAATAAAAGACGCTCAACTTCTGTTACTCGTGCCTCTAGATAAAGTGGCGGAACGTAATGAAGGTCTTTAATACGCAAAGTATCAGCAAATGAAGCTTTTTCATGTTCTAGGCCTAAAACTGAATCTAATGTGACCTGTTCTACTTCATACTCAATAGATCCCATAATTCGTTTGTTTAATTCAGTCAAACCAAGAGACGTTAACTTTTGTACTGTCATGGTTTGATCACTGGATTCAGGTTCATAAAGGGCTACTAAATGTTTGCCATTATTACGGCACCAGCGTTGTCTAGCAGCTTCATTCTCCACAGTCACTGTTAACCGTGTCCCGTCCTCTTTTTCAGGACCAATGCAAACTAGGGATGTAACCAAGTTATCGTAGTTTACCTTGCGACGGATTCCCGATAAATCTTTACCAAAGGTGATTTCTTTCCCATCAAATTTACCAAGACTTGTTACAAGGTCTACATATCGTTTCACAATCTCATTTCCATCAACTTCAATTCGAAAAGAGATTTCACACCCAAAGATTTGTTTCACTTGCAGAATAGCGTCATAGGCATTCATATACTCAAACGTAATTTGGCGTATGCCTGAATAGTCAGTGGTCCCTAACTCCCACTCAGTTCCACTTAAAACCCAGTTTGCTGCAGTGTTTACCGTTTGACCAGTTAAAGTTTGAGGAGAAATGATTTTTTGTTTCTTTAAATCTAAAAAAGATGCTGAACAATACGCGATTACGCTGTCAGCATCTTTATCTAATTCATTTATAATAAACTCACGATATCCGGTTTTATCATCGAGGATAACCACTCTATTACGACCTATGATGTATTGGGCTTTTTCATCATTTACAGGCCATTCAAAACGAAAGGTTTCTTCTAAGTCCATATTTCGTAAGTGGACTGCATCTTGTAATTGATTATCTAGGAAAGCAACAATATTATCCGTTTTATAATCTAATAAATGAATCATTTATATCGTTCCCTCCAGGTTGCTTTTGTTGGTAAAGGTGGGCTAGTAGAGATTGTATTTAATCCTCTATTTAGTTTAAAAAACTCTCCACTAAAGGCTTTTAGATCCATTCGAGGTTCACCATTAATTAAAATGACCTGGTTTTTATGATCAAATGTAACAATGTCTCCTGCCTTGACGACATAAGGAATTTGGTTTGCTGTTAATTGATTAATTTTATATACTTTCACATCATGAGCGCGTAAAGAAGCAACTGCACGTGTTCCATACTGAGCAAGGTAAATACCTACTTGTGCTGGTTGTCGCATAAATTGCTGTTCAACGTCATCAAATGCCGCAAACGAGCGTGCTACATGCTTACCTGTTGTCCTGTCCACCTTTGCAACATAAGCAGTCCAGTGTGTACCCACACGTTCAATGCGAACCATGCCATAAAAATTCCAAAATGTTGATTCTTTATCTCCGTGAGTACTAATCAAATCCTTAAACCCTTGATCACCGCCACCCATTCGTAACGTAGCATAAATGCGTTTTCCAGATGAATCTACATCCTTGATGGTTAACATGCAAACGGAAAGGCTATTCTCGTCTAGCAAATAGACTTCCACTTTCCCGAATTTATCTTCACCTGTATTTACAAGCTCTACCATAGCTTCAACTCGGAAGTCTGTAAGTGTTTGACCGATGGATTTTTTATAATAAGGTCCATGCCATGCATCAACCGTTGTTCCAAAATCAGCAGCAATAAAACGGCCATTATCTACTTTCATATTTCCTGTAGCAAGGCCATCTATATGAACAGCCCCTTCTGTTTTAGCCCAACCTGTAAGAGAGGAAAGGTTGTCATTGAAGACGCGTTCTTCTCTAGAACTC